GATGACGTGGTTATGGTTGCTCCAATTATAAAAGAATATATGGATACAGCCGTTAGAAATGATGAACATCTGGTTAAATTAGCTGGTGTACTACAAAGAATCATTTCTAAATCACAAGGAGATTCCGATGAATCAATGTTATTAAGTGATGAAGAAAAAGAAGAATTAATGGGAACACTTCAAGATACAGTAGAGGACTTACAAAGAGAAAGTGATAAACTTGAAGTTACAAAAAATAAAACAATTGATTTGGGGAGTAATTAATGAGTTCTGGTTTTTCAACATTTTCAGGTCAAAAAGTAAAAGGATTTGCAGGTAAAGAATATTCTGTACCTGTATATTTACAATTCGTGCCTGGTTATTGTGTAGAAGCTATACATTCAAGAGAGTCTTTAGGTTATAAAGGTCCAAGTTCAATAAATACTATTTATGCTGTTTCTCATGTTGCAAACGCTACTGGAAAAAGAAGACAACAATTTTTTAGTGAAGATAATAGATATTTTCCTCTATTAAGGAGTCACGGAGATGTTCCAACAAAAGGAGACCCAGTTCTACTTTGTACAATTGGTAAAATTAATTATTTTTTAGGACCATTAAACACTATCAACAATAACCCTACTTGGAATAACGATTTAAATTATAAAAAAGAATTAACAATAAATAGTGATGATATAATTGGAAATACACAAAGAGGTGAAAGAGGAGAGAGCTTAAATTTCAATAAAGACATTATATATACTAGATTACAGAAAAAAAGAAATAGTGATTTAGATTATGGAAATATAGTTAATGAAGTTAGTGGTGATTATATGATTGAGGGTAGACATGGAAACAGTGTTCGTGTTGGTAGTAGGAGTAATAATCCTTATATTTTTATATCTAATCAAAGAGACAGTATGAATATATTTGAAACTTTAGCTGATGGTAGTTTAATTACAATAACATCAAAGGGAACATTAGCAAATCATTTTCCAGGTTATTACGATGTTACTACACAAAAAAATATAAAAGGTTTTAAACTATCATCTGATGGTGTTGAAACTAATACAAAAAAAATTGGAGATATTTATAGTGATTTAAATAATAAAATTGACCAAGAAGAAATATATAAATATGGTTCAGAAAAAAGTAATAAGGTAGATAAAAAAGGTAAACCAATTTTTAAACCATCAAAAGGAAATCAAGTTTTAATTAACTCTGATAGAATAACTTTAAATTCAAAACTTGATGATATTTTCGTTTCATCAATAAAAAATATTTACATCGGAGCTGGTGCGAATTTATCTTTAACATCACCAACTTTAAATCTGGTATCCAATAATGTAAATATTGGTAGTCCTAAAAAAGAAGGTGTTGTGATGGAAAAAATGGTGTTGGGTGATAAATTGTTAGAGATTTTAACTGAACTATTTACTGAATTAAAAGCAGCTACATCATTGTTTTATGGTTCACCATTACCATTAATGGACCAAACTGGTATAATTCCATTATCTGAAAAACTATCAATAACAGAAGAAAAATTAAAGGATTTACTAAGTACAAAACACAAAATAGAACAAGGGTAATTATGAAAAAGAAAAAACCAAACATAAAAACTATAATTAGACAAATCGTTAGAGAAGAAGTTGCTATGGCAATCAAGGAAGTGGTAACTGAATTGAAACAATCAACTCCATCTAAACCACAAACCAAAAAAATTATTGAGAAAAAACAATACACAGAAAATTCAGTATTAAATGATGTGTTGAATGAAACAGCTCAAGATGATGAATGGAAAACTATGGGTGGTGGGAAATTTGACTCATCAAAAATGAACGATGTTATGGGTGGAGCTTATGGTGATATGATGAATAAGAATCCAAACATTCCAGTTTCTGTTGAAGGTCAAACACCAGATTTTCTAAAAAAAGATTATAGAGCTGTAATGAAAGCTATAGACAAGAAACAAGGAAAATAAATAATGGCACTTAAAACAGAAGGTTTAAAGTGGGATTTGATGCAGGCTAAAGTAAAAGCGGCTAGAGATGTGGGAATCGAACCTCCAGATATAAAACAAGATTCATATTTGGAACGGGAAGCTCATCATACATCTAGAGCTATTATCAAGGCTTTGAGAGAGGCTAACTTTACCATAACACAATTAAAGGCACCTGTGGTGGTAGAAGAGTTAGTAACACCTTCACAGCCTGTTAATGTGAAATTGGATACCTTGTTGGGTGAGTATCAACCTGTTTTAAAACTATTAAGAAAAATAGGAGGGCCAATTCCTGGAATAGATAAATTGATAAAAAGACTTGAAAAAGAAATAGAAAAAGCCATAACACCTTTATTAGAGGGTGGAGCTGAATTGGCTGGGTTTGATTTAACAAAACAAGAAGGTGGACTACAATCAACTGGTTATGTTTATATAGGTAATGACCCTGATTCTCAAGGTGGTTTTAATGTTGATGATGAAGATGGTCAGAGAGACTTTACAACAGTTAGATTATTAGATGAAGACGCGAGGAAGATATTATAATGGCTATTAAAGATATATCAAGAAAACCTTATATAGTAGACAATGATGCTAATGTAAAAGTTGGTATTGATTTACCAATTCGTAGGGGTGATGATTTGGATGGGTTTTTTGCAACTACTTCTACAACCATTGAAGCTGTAAAAAATAACATAAGAAATTTATTACAAACCAATGAAGGTGAAAGATTATTTCAACCAGATTTAGGAGTGGGTTTAAGAAAACTTTTATTTGAACATATTACTGATGAAAATTTAATTGGTGTTCAAGACTCTATATTGGATAAAATGGAATTTTGGTTACCTTTTGTTGAGGTAAGAGATATTCAAGTTTTAAGTAGAGATGATACAACAGATATTGGATTAAATGAAATTAGAGTAAAACTATTATTTAACCTTAAACAAGACCCAAACACTTTGGATTCAGTGACATTAGATTTTTCATCTGATATATCGGAAACAGAATCTTCTGCAACAGGTGGTGGATATTAATTGGAGATAAAAAATGCCAACATATGGTAAAGAAAATTTTAAAGAATCAAATGTAAATTATTTAAATAAAGATTTTACATCACTAAAAACATCATTGATGAATTATGCAAAATCTTATTTTCCAAACACATATAGAGATTTTAATGAAACATCTCCTGGTATGATGTTAATGGAAATGAATGCTTATGTGGGAGATGTATTATCATTTTATATCGACCAACAATATCGTGAGATGTTATTACCATTAGCTGAAGAGAGAAGAAATGTAATAACAATGGCTAATATGTTTGGTTATAAAGTTAAACCAGTTGTTCCGAGTTTTGTTGATTTAACTTTTACATCGGAGGTAAATATTAGTAGTGGTGACGCTTCAAAATTAGATTACTCAGACGCAGGTACATTTGATGCCGGAATTGAAATAGTATCAGATTCAAATTCAGACATTATTTTTTCAACATTAGAGCCGATTGATTTTACAATTACTGGTTCAAATGATACTGAAACAATTGGTTCAACAGCCGCTAGTGGTTTAGCAAGGACTTACACATTAACGAGAACTGTAAAGGCCGTAAGTGCGACTGAAAAAACAATTTCATTTAAAATTAATGCACCTGAAAAATTTAAAAAATTAACTATACCTGATACAAATGTTGTTGACATTATTTCTTGTATTGATACTAATGGGAATAATTGGTATGAGGTTGATTTTTTAGCACAAGATAAAATTCCAATTCAAACTCATTACACGGATGATATAAATAGAGATTCGGCTTATTCAACTGAGACTGGTGGTATCCAATCATCCACTTCAGTTCCTTATTCATTAACTTACATCACAACAGGAAAAAGATTTACTCGTGAAACAAATACAGATAACACAACATCATTAGTATTTGGTAATGGTGTATTGAAAAATGGACAAATTATAGATGACGGATATATAGATTTAGAACAAGTAGGTATAACAATACCCGGTCAATCAAATGATTTAAATCAATCAGTTGACCCTTTATTGGGTGATGAGTATTCAACTCTGGGAGAAGCACCAAACCAAGTTACTTTAACAATTACTTATAGAGTTGGAGGTGGAGTTACTTCAAATGTACCAAGTGGTGATATATCCACTACACCAACCATAACAGCTCAAAACGGAAATACTGGAGCAACATTATCAAGTGTAACAAATAATGCACCAGCACGTGGTGGTAAGGATTCGGAAGATGTAGATGAGATTAGAGAAAAGACTAAAGCATTTTTTGCTACTCAAAACAGAGCTGTTACAAAGGAAGACTATGAGGCT